TATTGAAAAAGAGCAAGTATAAGATACTCTACAATCCCTATCCGTATCAATCGCATTCGCCTGATACAAACACTTGCGGAAAGCATTGTATTACTCGGTTATATTACCACAAACTAACTGAACCTGAATATCATACTATGATAAGGAATAGCGGTATGACACCAGACCAGTTTGTAATGAGTGTCGTATACTCGTTGATAGGGAAGTAATAAATCTTCTTCACTATAAGTAAATGTCTAATGTTCGCATAGTATCCAGAGAGGAGGTAAGTAATGAACTTATCTACTACAACTTGGATGTCATTAACTCTTCCACGGTGGACCAAGGCAGTGCGAGTGACCCAGTCGTTAAGTTTGAAGAAACTCGTTCAACTTCAATCCTTAGCGACGCAACGAAATACAACTTCAGTATCATTCGGTTTACCATCAATGGAGCAAACAAGGATTTGCCTTTGTTTATTCCACTTATGGCAAAGAACCAGACCAGCACAACGGAATATGTTGTGGTTAATTCGTCTAATAATACCTTCAGGATTGTAGGATGTGCTACTGGTTCTACGGGAAATCAGTTTTACTATAATCCAGTTACAATCGCAACAGGAAACTATACTCCAGCCCAGTTTCTTACTGCTCTTAACACTGCGTTATCTACTTCAATCGGTGCTTTATTTTATAATATATCTGGTATAACTGCTTCATTTCTTCCAAATAGTTATGTTCTTAGTTTTACCATTACTCAAAATGGAAGTGGAGCATTTGTTGGACTTGATTTTGTTGGAAATTCTGGCAGTCCTCTTGGTGCTTGGGGTTTAATGGGAATGATTGGTCTTCCAACTCCTCCACCAACCGCTGTACCAAATTATTTTACACTTTTATTTTCAACAAGTGGTTCTAATCCATTTACATTCTCAAATATTTATAACGATACCAATACTGCTTCTCCTATTACGCTAACTCCTATAACTTCTACAAATGTTCTCTACGATACGATATACAGTATTACACTTGCGGGTAAGTTCAATGGTACTCTCTTTACTCCTATTACTGTTCCTATCAAATGGTATCCTGAAACAAACGATGTTATACAACCTCCTTTAGATGCGAGTGGAAAACTCGTTCAAAATATGTCTAACAAGTATTGGTGGTGCTATACCTATAAGCACTGGATTGACTGCGTTAATAGAGCATTTACGGATGCCTTTGCTGCCCTTGCTACTCAGGTAGGCAAAACAGTATATACTATTCCACCTATTATGACCTACAATGCTTCTACTGGTCTATTCTCTATCTCATTCGATTCTAATGGCTTTGGAGATAATACAAATACCTTCTTGAACTCGCTTACACAATTAACAAACATTCAAAGTCCAATCAATACCGATGAGCGTCTTGCGATTTCAGGAGTAGCAGGAGGTCCTGGAGCATCGTTCTACACAGAGGATTTTGCGTTGTTCTTTAACTCTAATATGATGGGTCTGTTCTCTAACTTTAACAACATCTATTTTGGTCTTGAAGGAGCAACTTACAATGGAATGGATAACCTAATCATAGTAAGCAACGAACAAACCGCAAGTTATGACCCATATACCGTATCAGGAGGACAGGTAGTAAAGACCTCTACTACCAGCGACAAGTCATACCCCCGTATTCTATTTGTAGAAACTCAGGACTACCCATCTACTTCAAGTTTATGGTCGCCGATAGCCTCTATCGTATTCTGCTCTACTCTGCTTCCAACTCTGCCAGAAAACAGCGGTGTCCCTATCGCTCTCGGGGCAGGAAACAATACTGTTTTGAATACTTCTCTTAACGCCTTTACACCTATTATAACAGACATCGCCCTACCTATGTCTTCTGGAAGCGACTACCGTCAGTTTATTTCATACACTCCTTCCAGCGAGTATCGTCTTACTTCTCTTGGAACAAGCCCCGTGGATGTGCGAGACATTAACATTCAAGTCTATTGGAAGAACCGCTTGACGAACGAGTTAGTCCCTCTTACTCTGTTTAATCAGTCGTCGGTCAGCATCAAAATAATGTTTCGCAAACGCAACGGTGGCAAGTAAGCCGAAACTTTTCTCTTCTGTATAATTATAAAAATGGCTTCCGCTGATATTGAAAAGTTGGCAGTGTTTGACCCCCGTATCGTCCAGACCCGACCTAAGTTCGCTGTGGATAAGGGTGCTTTGTCAGTTACGAATGCTCCTTTCCAGGCTCTTTCGCAAACTACCTCGCAACACACCTATTCCGTCCAAGTTCCAAGCGAGACTACCTTCGTAGACCGAGCAGTTAATTGGACCTCGCAATTGGGTATTGCTCTTACATTCTCCACTACTGTTGCGGTTAATGCTGCTTCGGCAACAACTATTACTTTTGGTAATGCTACTACCAGCGAGAAGTCTCCTTGGGGATACTGTGCTTTCCCTCTCCAATCTTTGACTTCTACTATCCAGGCAACTATCAACGACACCAATGTTGTCATTAACACTGCTGATGTCTTGAAGGAAGTCTTGCGTTTGGTAGATATTAGAGCCAACACTCTTCAACGAACTACTCCAACCAAGTTGGATACCTATGCCTCTGTTCTTGTGGATTCTGGATTTGCCAACTCTACCTATGGTTCTTACATCAATGCTGGTCTTATTCAGGAGGAAGCCCCTAACTCTGCTTCCTGGTTAAGCGGCTCTTCAAAGGCATCTGCTGTTTGCCCGTATGTTGATGTCAATGGCAATCCTCTTCCCAATGGTACTTTGAGTAATATTGGTACAACTCAATATTCGCTTACTTCAGTTGGTTCTGCTGTAACTTTTACTGGAGGTTCAGTTGCTATAAATGCTGATGGTTCTATTGTTGTTTCTGGTATTACTCCTTCCGCATCAACTGGAAGTATGAATGTTACTCTTGTTTTGTATATTGCTCCTTGGTTTACTGAGAAGTTGGTCCTTTCTCCTTTCGTGTTTAGCGATATCCACGAGCGAGAGACTGGCTTGTTCGGTATCCAAAACATTCAGTTCGTTATGAATATGCGAAACCCACAAGATTGTCGTTTAATCCGTCAGCGAGAAGCAGCCGCTGTTGTTTCAGTTGCCAATGCGGGTAATGCCACATATACTTTGACTTCTGCGTATGCTAACTTGTCTGGTCTTCCATCATTCCAGAACTCTCGTTTAGATGTTATGTTCTTAACTCCATCCTTGGACTTGCCACTTCCTCCAAAGTCGGTTGTTCCTTATATGGAGTTCCCTCGTTACATTACCAGCAATGTTGGAACTATCTCTGCCAATTCTTCTGCTCCATTCTCTACTCAAACCATTACTCTTCCACAAATCCCTGACTACTTTGTTATCTATGCGAAGCCATCTGTTTATGGTTCTGGTTCTGTTACAGATAGCACTCAAGGAGATTGGTATTTGCCTATCTCAAACATCTCTCTTCAATGGGATAACTACGCTGGATTGATGTCTACGATGACACAGCAACAACTCTACGAGATTGCTGTTGAGAACGGTGTATCGCAAGATTACCAGCAATGGTCTGGTCGTCTTCCTGCTGGTTGGTCTGTTGGAGAACAGGCAAACTCGGCTTCTACTACTTCAATCGCTCAGGCTGTTGGTGGGTTCTTGGTTATCAAGCCAGGAAAGGATTACGCACTTTCTACAGGTCAAGCACCAAGTTTGGTAGGAAACTATACCTTCCAAGCAAACATTACTCTTAACAACTACACTGCTAACTCAGTTACTCCTGTTATCTATGTAATGACTGTCAACTCTGGTTTCTTTGAGAGCGTCAAGGGAACTTCCCGAGTGGTGAAGGGTATTCTCAGCGAGGCAGATATCATTTCTGCTCCACTTTCGTCTGTTGCTACTCGTTCAGCCCTTACTCGTGCTGTTGGTGGCAAGGGTCTTCTTTCCAAGTTGGGCCACGCCATTGGTAAGGTAGCCAGTCATATTGCCCCTATGGCAAAGATGGCACTTCCACACTTGAAGCCACACCTTCCAACTGAAATCCAGCAAGGATTGAGCCACTTTGGTCTTGGAGACGGACATCCATCTCCATCTCATACAGGAGGTGAAGGAGATGGTCGCCGACACCGAAAGCATATCTCAAAGCGTCTGCTTTAATTCCATAATATCTTGATAGCAAGATTGTTAGGAGAATATTTATCATATTTCCAACTGCCTTTAATACGAGTTGCTCGTCTTAAATACAGGTGGCGTCTTTCGTATGCTATACCTCTTTCTCGCTGACCTAAATCTTCTAATAGTTTATAAATATGGAAGTCATCGTAGCCCACTCTACCGAAATATACCTTCTTTCCCTCTGGAGTAGTATATACGAGTTTATGGATGCTGTCGTTGGCAAGTTTTACTTTGTATGGGTCATACCCAGAGTGGTAGGCAGATAGTCTAACACTATTCAAATAGGTTCGTGGCGAAATGTCAAGTTGATGTAACTGACTATGGATATTCATTTATTATGACAGCCAGAATAAAAATGGATGTTTACCTATGTAAAAATGTCTAAGGTAATAATAAAGAAAATGTCATTCCTGGAAAACCTACTTACAAAAGTTAAAAATGCCCGTGGTCTTAGCGATGCTTCGATTAAGATATACAAGACTAACCTCATCAAGATGAATGGATACAGAGCAGTTGAAGACCTGGACTTCCTTCGCTACTACACTTATATACAAGGCCTTCTTGACTTATACAAGCCCAATACCCAAAACAGCATACTACAATCTATCGTGCGAGTACTGGAGCAAGTAGATGAACCTGAACTATTAAAGCATTATACTGAACTGTATTATAAAGTCCATACTGAAATCAAACATAAACCAACCGACGAAAAGACGGAAGCAGAAGAAAACAACTGGATAGACTGGAAGGATGTTAT